ATAATTGAAGCAGGTGTAGAATTAACTGTTAAATTGGCAGTAGGTATTGTAAAGGCAATCCCACAATTAGTTTCAAAAATCCCACAAATTATTAGTTCTTTAATTAACGGAATTAAAAATTATTACAGTAAAATATTTGAAATTGGTGGTGAATTGTTAGGAAAAGTTAAAGAGGGTATTGTCAATGGTATTTCAGGAATGGCTACTGTTGGAAAAAATATTGTAACAGGGCTTTGGAATGGTATCAACAATGCTAAAGATTGGGTTTTAGATAAAATCAAAGGCTTTGGTTCATCAATATTAAATGGTATTAAAAATATTTTTGGTATTCATTCACCATCAACAGTATTTAGAGATGAAATTGGTACTAATTTAGCCAAAGGTATTGGCATTGGTTTTGAGGAAGAAATGGCTAATGTTAATGATACTATTCAAAATTCATTGCCAACTGACATGGATTTATCATCAAATATCAATGTTAATAGTGGAATAAGTACACAATCAGGTGCAGTTGATAACTATTCAATGCTAGTTACTGCATTTCAAGATGCACTTGAGGGAATGGCATTTAAAGTTGATGGTGATAAATTAGGTGAATTAGTAATAAACGATGTAGAAAGGGTGATTTATTCATGAGTTATTTAATTTGGAAAGAAAAGAATAGTAAAGATATTACAGGTTTAATAATAACTGAATTGCCACCCATTACAAAACCAAAAAGAAGAACAACAACGACTGAAATTGATGGTAGAGATGGCGATATAGTTGAATATTTGGGATATAAAAGTTATACAAAAACAGTAGGAATTGGTTTAACTAGAAATTATGATGTGGATGAAGTTATAAATTATTTTAATGGTAGTGGGAAATTGGTTTTATCGAATGAACCTGATAAATATTATAATGCCGAAATAATTGATAGTATAGATTATAAAAAACTAATCAATTTTAAGACTGCTAATGTTAAATTCCATATTCAACCATATAAATATTTGTTAAATGAAGTACCATTTACATTAAATGTTACAAATGAAACATCTTTAAAAGTGTCTAATATGGGTTATGAGCAATCAAAACCTGTAATTACACTATATGGAACAGGCACAATCCAATTATTGGTTAATGGAATTAGTGTCTTTTCGCTTAACATGGGTGATGATGCTTATATAACTGTTGATAGTGTGCAAGAAGAAGCATACAAAGGGTCTACATTAAAAAATAGTAGTATGACAGGTGAGTTTCCTTTGTTAAAATCAGGTATAAATGAAATAACTTGGGTTGGTAATTTAACTAAAATAGTTGTTGAACCAAAAAGTAGGTGGACATAATGATAAGTGTTTATTCATCTACTGAAAAATTATTTAGTAATAATGGTATAAAAATATTACACCCTTTAAAAGCAACCGTATATAAGGCTGATAATGGTGATTATTATATTGAACTTAAAGATACAATAGAAAATTTAAAATATTATCAAGAGGGAATGATAATAAGAACCGATACACCTTGGGGAAAGCAAGGATTTAGATTAACTAACCCTGAAATTGATAAAAATAAAATTATCAGCAAAGGTAATCATTTATATTTTGATACAAAAAGATATGTAATTGTAGATAGTTATGTTGTAGATAAAAATTGTAATGATGCACTAGATCACTTAAATAATGGGTGTGATACAACAACACCCTTTAATTTTGTTTCAGATATAACAACAATAAATTCTTATAGATGTGTTAGAAAAACATTAGAAGCAGCCATTGCTACCGTTATTGATAGGTGGGGTGGTCATTTAATAAGAGATAATTGGAATATTGAAATAAGAGGTAGTATTGGGCAAGATAGAGGGGTAGTATTATCTTATGCAAAAAATATTACACAAATAAAATCAACTGAAGATTGGGATAATGTTGTAACAAAACTTTTGCCTGTTGGTAAGGATGGCTTATTATTGCCTGAACTATGGTTAGAAGAAACAGGACTTTATGATATTCCTTATACAAAAGTTATTGATTTTAGTCAAAACGAAATTGTAGAAGATGATTATAAAGTTGATGGTGTATTAGATGAAGATGCTTATAAAACTGCTTTAATAAATGATTTAAGAAGTCAAGCAACAGAATACTTGAATACATATAAACTCCCACAAGTAAATTATACATTAGGTGCGAGTATTCAAAATGTATCAGATATTGGCGATACTATACATGTTAAGCATCCAAAATGCAATATTGATTTAACTACAAATGTAATAGCAATTGAATATGATTGCATTGCTAAAGAATATACTAAAATCGAATTCGGTAATTTTAAAAGTAAATTAAATGACTTAATTAGTAATGTATCAACTCAAATCACTGACCAAGTAAGTAAAGAAAATACTGAAAGTTATAATAAATTACAATCAGAATTAGAAGAAGCAACTGCTAAAATCAATAGTGCAATGAGTTCTAGTTATGTAATAAATGATGATGGTAGTCAAATATTAGTTGTTGATAAATTACCAAAAGAAGATGCTAAATATGTTATTAGAATAAATAGTGCAGGTATAGGCTTTAGTCAAAATGGTATAAATGGAACATTTAAAAGTGCTTGGACTATTGATGGAACTCTTGATATGCAGAAAATAAATGTAATAAATTTAGTTGCTGACATGATAAAAGGCGGAACTTTAAAATTAGGTTCTAATCTAAATGAAGCAGGTGTAATGGAATTATATGATGAAGCAAATAGGTTAATCTCAAAATTTGATAAAACAGGATTAACTTTTTTCAATGATGATAATTCATACATAAAAATAAATCCTGAACTAGGTTTTGCAGGGTTTGATGCAAATGATAATAAAACTTATTGGGTAGATGGTGATGAATTTCATCAAAAGAAGTCTGTTGTTGAAGAAGAAATAACAATTTCTTCAAAAATAAGAATACTACCTATAAAATCTGATACCAACAACGGTATTGGATTTGTTCCGATGGTGTAGGAGGTGCTAGAATATGGCAACAAGTGGTTCATTTGAAACAACCAAATATGGTGGTGTTCGTGGTTTAACATTTAATTGGTGGGTTAATACTCAAAATATAAGTGAAAACTACACTGATATAGGTTGGAATTTTGTTGGTTCAGGCAGTGGTACAACTTGGTATTATACATTAAATGGTTATTTAAATATCAATGGTAGTAGAGTATTTACACAAAGTAGCACAAAAGTTCAATTAAAACCAAGTACTGTTTTGGCAAGTGGTACGACAAGAATATATCATAATTCGGATGGTACTAAAACATTTAGTGCTGATGGTGGAGCAACTATTTACAATTATGGAACATATCAAACAGGTAGTGGTTCATGGGATTTGCCTACTATACCTAGAGCAAGTAGTGTCAGTGGTGGCTCGGGGAATATTGGTTCAGCATCAACTATTAGTATAAGTAGAGCAAGTAGTAGTTTTACTCATAAATTATATTATGCTTTTGGAAACATTGGTAAAACATTGATTGCTTCAGGTGTTGGAGCATCATATTCTTGGACTATTCCAACATCATTATATGCACAAATACCAAGTGCTAATTCAGGAACAGGAACTATAACTTGTGAAACATACAGTGGTGATACACTTGTTGGAACAAGTACATGTAGTTTTACTGCCAAAGTAACTAATTCTAATCCTACATTTGCATCATCAAATGTTACATATAAAGATACAAACACAACTATAACTGCTATCACAGGGAATAATCAACATATTGTAAGGAATTTATCTAATTTAAAAGTTACAATAACAAGTGCCACTGCAAAAAATTCAGCAAGTATTTCTAAATATGAAATAACATTTAATGGTGTAACAAAAAGTCTTACATCAGCAGGAACTGTTGATTTTGGAACTATCAATTTAAGTTCTAATGCAAATATTAATGTAAAAGTTACTGATAGTCGTGGCAATTCTACGACAATAACTAAAACAGTAACAATTTTAGATTGGGAACTACCTAAAGCGACTATTACTGCTAAAAGAGTAAATAACTATGAAGATGAAACTAATTTGATAGTTCAAGTTACTATTTCATCAGTTAATTCAAAAAATAGTATTCAATCAATAAAATATAGATATAAAAAATCTACTGCATCATCATATTCAAGTTATACTTCAATAGCAAATAATACAACAACGACAATAACTATTGATAAAGAGTATGCTTGGGATTTCCAAGTTGAAATAAAAGATAAATTTGGAACTAAAACTTATAGTTTTCAAGTGGCAAAAGGTATGCCACTTTTAATGTTGGATATAGATTTGTTATCAGTTGGTGTTAATTGTTTTCCTACAAAATCGAATTCATTTGAAGTTAATGGGTATGATTTTAATAATCTACATCCAATTAATTCAATAATAATAACAACTAATAATACTAATCCAACAAGTAGTGTATCAGGAACTTGGGAACTATTAACAACTACAACTATAAATAGTACAACGATTTATTATTGGAAAAGGACTGCATAAATAAAGGAGGAATGAAATATGGAAAATAAAAAGTTTGATATTTTGGTTAATTTTGAAAAAAGTGATAGTATAACATCAAATGAAATAAGAATTGTAAAAGGCGATTATAATTCAATTGAATTTAATTTTCAAATCAGTAAAACTGACTATGCTAAAGCAATGTTTTATATGGTTAAGCCAAGTGGTTTGCATTTTGCAAGTGAAATCACTAATAATAAGGTTGAATTTTCAACAAACAATGCTTTCGATGAAGTGGGTAAATATTTATTAGGAATTGCTTTATATGGCACTGATAGTAGATTGACAAACACTGCTAAAGGTACTCTTACAGTTGTTGATGGCAATATGCCAACTGATGAAGAAGTTACAAGTGAAAGTAATTATCCTATATTAGATAGTTTAATTACTGATGTAACATCTCTAAAAGAAGATATAAATGGTACTATCGAAACATTAGATGATACATTTAAAAATGTCAGTTATGATGCTTCAACAGGTGTCTTAACATTTACTAAATTTGATGATACAACAGTTAGTATTGATTTGCCACTTGAATTATTGATTGAAAGTGGTCATTATGATGCAACTACAAAGAGTTTAGTATTGGTTTTAGCAAATGAAGATACAATAGATATACCTGTAAGCGATTTAGTTAATGAATATTATGCTGATGGAACAACATTAGAATTAAAAACAGTTAATGATAAACTAACATTTAATGTAAAAAGTGGTGTATATGTAGAAAAAGTATCAGGTAAATCATTATCTACAAATGATTTTACTGATGATTATAAAAGCCAAGTAGATAGTAATACAATTAATAGACATACTCATAGTAATAAATCTATTTTAGATAATACAACTGCAAGTTTTACAACTTCAGATAAAAGTAATCTTGATAGTAACACAAGTAATAGACACACACATTCAAATAAAAACATTTTAGACAACACTACGGCTTCATTTACAACTACACATAAAAATATACTAGATTATACAAAAGCAGGTTATCACAACTCTATTTTTAGGGGTAAAGATGTAACAAGTTATTATACTGATGGAACACTTTATACTAGAATATCAGGAGGAACATTTGAAGATTTATTTGTTGGTGATTATATAATTGTTAATAACATTACTTGGAGAATTGCAGGGTTTGATGTATACTTACATAAGGGGGACACCGAATTAACGAAGCATCATGCAATAATTGTTCCTGACAAACACTTGACTACAGCACAAATGAATTCATCTAACACAACTGCTAACGGTTATGTTGGAAGTGCTATGTATACTGATACATTGCCAAGTGTACTTGAAACATATATTACACCTGTATTTGGTACTCATGTTATAACATATAGAAATGTACTTACAACAGGCATCAATTCAACAGGATATAATAGATTGGGAACAAATACAGGTTGCTCTAATAATTGGGCATGGGAAAGCAGACAACTTGATTTGATGAATGAAAATCAAGTATATGGTTCTGTTGCTTGGTCATCAAGTGGATATGAAACAGGTAGTGACAACTGTCAATTACCATTATTTAGGTTAGCACCTGAATATATTACTAATAGGTCTTATTGGTATTGGTTAAGAAGTATAGTTGATGCTTTTGGTTTCGCTTATGTCAACTACTATGGTTATGGCAGCTACGGCGATGCTTCTGCGACTGGTGGTGTTCGCCCCTGCTTTTATATCGACTAATCCTTAATCGCACCCCCTTGTGGGGTGAGTTAAGGATGTCGAGGGAGGACAATAATGAGTGTATTGAAAAGAAAAAGAAACATATCAAAAATGGAATTTTATCACAATGGTATAAAATTAAGATTGATGATGACTGAATTTCTTTTGAAAGATTTTGCAATAAAACCTCGAAGAAGAAATTTAGATTTTGCAAAAGAAGTCTATGACATGGAAGATGATGATGTAAAAGAAATCGAAGAAATATTGTCAGCATATAATATTAAAAACAGTTTCATTGATAATTTTCCAACTTGGCTAATTGATAAAGAAAGAGATTACTTTATGGATTTACTTCGTGATATGATGAAGAATATTTGCTCGGCAAATACAATTCATATCACAAATAAAGAAGAATACTATATGCGAAGAAACTATCAAACACAAGCAATATGCAATTGTGAAAATCTTCTTCAAGAAATGCAATATGTAATATATGTATGTCATCCGAATGTAGAGAAATACATGAAATATGTTGATATGATTGAAAGAGAGATTTATCTTTTAAAAGGTTGGCGAAAATCTGATAATAAAATCTTTAAAGAATTAGAAAATAAAGATAATCAAGGGTAAAATTTGTAATTACAGGGCTTTTCGTTTCGCTAATGTCAACAACAATGGTAATAGCAACAACAACGATGCTTCTGCGACTGGTGGTGTTCGCCCCTGATTTTAACTTGCACAATGATTAGGTTACGAACCGTTGCAAGAATTAAAAGGAAATTTTATCCTGTCCGAAAGGCAAATAGATATTTTGATACTCTTTGATAAGTCAATTAGAGTTAGGAACAAAATATGATAAACAAGATTAGTAATGCCAATGTTTTAATGAATAGTTTTTATGAAGCCAAAAAAGGTTGTAGTTGGAAAAATAGTGTTCAACAATATGAAGCAAATCTTTTAAGAAATATTAGACATACACAATTAGAATTAAGAAATAAAACTTATAGACAAGGAGATTTTTATAATTTCTATTTGTGTGAAAGAGGTAAAGAAAGATATGTTCGTTCGATTAGTTTTTATGATAGAGTAGTACAAAGAGCATTATGCGACCAATTAAATCCTATAGTTCAGCCTTATTTGATATATGATAATGGGGCTAGTGTAAAAAATAAAGGAATTGACTTTGCTCGTAGAAGAATTGAAACTCATTTGCATAAATATTATAGAAAATATGGTAATATTGGATATGCACTCGTTATTGATTTTAGTAAGTTTTATGATAATATACTTCATAAACCTTTAATGGATATGTATAGGGAATTTATTGATGATGAAGATTTACTCAAATTGATAAGTCATCTTGTCAATAGTTTTTCTATTGACATATCTAACTATGATATTACTGAAAAAGAATTGTTTGACAGTTTAAAATATGCACAAGCAAATACTGATAAAACAGGTATTAAATATATGAATAAATCATTGGGAATAGGTAGTCAAATATCTCAAATATCAGGTATTTATTATCCACATGAAATAGATAACTACTGTAAAATTGTAAAAAGTATTAAATTTTATGGTCGTTATATGGATGATACATATATTTTGAGTAATAATAAGGAAGAATTACAAAAACTATTATTAGAAATAGAAAATATATGTAATAAATTAGGTATTTTTATCAATAAAAAGAAAACTCAAATATGTCGTATAGATAAAGGATTTACATTTTTAAAAATTAAGTATAGATTAACTGAAACAGGTCATCTTGTTAGAATACCTGTAAAAAGTGGCTTTATTCGAGAAAAGAGAAAATTAAAAAGTTTCAAAAAGATGCTTGATAAACAAGAAATGACATATAAAGATATTGAAGAGCAATATAAGTCTTGGCGAGGAAATATTAAAAAATATGATTGTCATAGAACATTAAGAAGTATTGATAAATTATATAATGAATTATTTAAAAATAATAATTCACAAAATTCACACTAAATTAGTGATATAATGTATGTATAGAATAAGACAACAATAAAAAGTTGTCTTTTTTGGTGTAAGAAAAGAGGATAACATGGAAAGAAAAAGATTAAAAAGTGATGCAATTTATAGGCAAGGTTATTTAGAAAATAAAAGATGGAAAATATTACTTTAGGGCAAGTGCTAATAGCAGTTGTTTTTATTTTGTCTTTTGTTACTAATATTCGCACAATGATTAAAGAACTATCTTCACCAATTGATAAAAAGATAGAAAAGGCAATAACACCTATAAAAGAAAGCATCGCACAGTTAGAATTAAATAATATTAAGACTGATTTAGTTAATTTTATGAGTTTAGCAGATAGAGAATGTATCACCGAGGAGCAAAAGATAAATGCTTATGAGTTATATGACCGATATTGTAAACTTGGTGGCAATTCTTATATACACGATAAATTTGAAAGGCTGAAAAAGGAGGGAAAGATTTAGATGGATAACTTTTTAACATGGGAAGTTCTAACAACTTATGCAAGTTTTGTATCAATAGTATTTATGGTTGTAGAATTTACCAAAGAACTAAAATTTATTAAAAATATTCCAACAAAATATTGGAGTTTTATAATTTCATTTGTTCTTTTGCTAATAACTAATATAGTTATGAAGAATTTTAGGATTGAAGATATAGTTCTTTATATTCTAACATCAATATCTATTAGTTTAGGTTCAAATGGATTAAGCACATTTAACAATACTGATGAAAAAGAAAGTTAAGGCTTTCTTTTTTATATTCCATTAAAAATATGAAAGGATGTGAAAAAAATGGAAGAAAAAGAAGTAAATACTGAAGAAAAACTTAATGTTGTAGAAAATGAAGAAGAAGTGCAAGAAGATGCACTAAGCGAATTATCAAATAATAAAGAGGAGGGTGAAGAAGATGAGTAATAGTTCATTAGTAAATTACACAAAAATTTCGCCAAATAGTAATAATCCAAGAAATAGTGCAATAAAGAAAATAACTATTCATCACATGGCAGGTAATTTATCAGTAGAAACTTGTGGTAATATTTTTGCAAATTCTAGCAGAAAAGCATCATCAAATTATGGTATAGGTTCTGATGGTAGAGTAGGTATGTATGTAGAAGAAAAAAATAGAAGTTGGTGTTCTAGTAATGCTAATAATGACCATCAAGCAATTACTATTGAAGTTGCAAATGATGGTGGAGCATCTACTAATTGGCATGTATCTGATACTGCATTAGCAAAGTTAATTGATTTATGTGTTGATATATGTAAAAGAAATGGTATTGATAAGTTAAATTATACAGGCGATGCTAGTGGTAATTTAACTAGACATAATATGTTTGCAATTACAACTTGCCCAGGTGGTTATTTACAAAGTAAATTTCCATATATTGCTGAAGAAGTTAATAAAAGATTAACTAATGAGGAAACAAATACTGTTACAAATGATACAAAAAAATCTAATGAGGAAATAGCAGATGAGGTTATTACAGGTAAATGGGGTAATGGTGAAGATAGAAAAAATGCTCTAACAAATGCAGGTTATGATTATAATGCAATTCAAAGCATTGTTAATCAAAAGTTATTAGAAAACAATAATTCAACTGCAACTACTTCTAATGATGAACTATTAGATTTAGTTAGAAAAACTATTAGAGGTGATTTTGGTAATGGTGAAGCAAGAAAGAATGCACTAGGTTCTAATTATGATGAAGTTCAAAGACAAGTTAATGCTAATATAAATGCAGGATTAACTCAATGGAACAACATTAAATTATTCTAAAGTCAAATTAAAAAGCAGGGATTAGTTCCTTGCTTTTTTTATGTGGTAATTTTCGGCTCTTTTGTTGATGAATATAATATCATGCTTATTGATATTTAATATAGTATCTATAATGTCCAATATACCGATTGATACACACTCATTGCCATGATTATCTACATTTATATAAAATGCTTCTGTCATTTCTTCATAACCATTTTCATCTTCCTTTGTAAAAACAACAGCATCAGAATATATATATACTCTAATAGGTTGGTCTTTTAATTTTTTAATGGCTTCTCTTAAGAAATCAGTTTTAGTCATCATATTTTCACTTAATAATGTATCAAGTTCTTCTTTTTCTTCTTTGTTGATATCAACATTAAATTGTGATTTATGTATTTTACGATAATTCATGTCATATTTAGATTTATCAAACTTTTCCATAAAATTGACTTATTTTCAATAAAATGTTATAATCAATTAGGAAGTTGGGATTAAACCCAATTCCTAGTTGTTTTCACTTTACGAGTTCTTTTTAACCATTGTACTTGCAAAGTGATTTTTATTTTGAATAACTTTATTGAAAATTTCACATCTTCACCTCCTTTACTACATACTAATTGTATCAT